AGTTCTAAACCTAAACGCAGTGCTGCATCACACCAGTTGTTATAGAGTTGAAAGTTATACATCACGCTGTCTCCTCTACAATATCGCCGTCTTCAAGTGCTTCTTTATATAAACATTCTCGTTTAGTAGAACTTACAATATTAGTATTAGGGTCATAAGTTTTAATAATCCATTCACTCATACGATTAAGTTCTAACTGTTTGATAGTAGTATAAGGTCCTGGGTTGCTCCAACCGTCATCATTATACCATAGATTTGTTTCTGTATCGTGAAGAATATAATCTGCTGTATTGTCTAACCATACTTTTGCCATCACGCTGCCTCCTCTGACATTGAGGTAATCCAAATGTCTGTTGCTTCAGGGTGCAGTTCTTTTACAAGAAGTTCTGCGTGTTCGGCATCGTTTGCTTGAATATTAAACTCTAAGTCCGGTGCAGATTTAAACTGCACAAATACATCATAAGTGTTCATTACGCTACCTCGTCAAAAGGTGAGTTAACTTTAGTAGTGCCAGTGCTTAGGTGATTGTAACAATCCATAATGACATCTTCATAATGAGCACCGAACTCATCTTGGATATCTTGCTGGAACTGTTCGCACTCTTCGACTACTTCTAATGCGTCAATTAGGTTAGTAGTGTTGGTGCCAAGTGTAATAAACTCAGCCGCAAATTGTGCTTCGACTTTATATTTGCTGTAAAATGTTGTCATTTTGGTTGCCTTTTGTGTTTGCCTATAAGCGTTATTGCCTATACATTAATTATAGCACTATTTATGCTATTGTCAACCTATAAATTACGCTGCCAAGTTATATTTCTTAATAATCTTGCTGATAAACGTTGTGTTATTAGCACGATCAACATACTTACGGATTGTGTCTAACAGTTCTGTTTCTTTATCAAAATAGTAGTTACCGTTACGGTTAGTAACTTTAGCAAGATTGACATACAGTTCATATGTGTTATCTGTAGAATAGTATGACTGCTTCACAAATCGTGTGCTAGTGCTACCGTATGATTTAGGATTGCGATCAAACCTAATGCGTCCAATGTGTGTATCACATTCTTGCACTGTGCGAACAATGTTATCTATTAACTGTTGTTCTTGTGCTGATTTAATACGAGCACGACAGTTAATTTGAATATTTGCGTTCTTAAGAACATTTAGAGTTGCTTTTGCTTCTATAGTTGCCATTTTGGTTGCCTTTTGTTTTGCCTTATGCGTTATTGCATATGTATATAATAGCACCGAAGTGCCACACTGTCAACTCTTATTTTACCAATATCTTGTAGTAGTCTGGGAAGTTATCGTTCTTAATACGATTGTTTATAGTCTGTCTGTTAGTGTTAAGAAGTTTAGCGGCTTCAGTCATAGTTGTTATGCCAGCCGGAGTATGCACTAAGCCCCAGCGTTTTGTCATTGCGTCGCTAGCCGCTTGTTTCTGACTGTCTGATTGCGGACCTCGTTTAGTGCCTTTTCTTGCGGCACTTATCTTAGCCTTAGATTCGGCAGTATGTTTAGTGCCAGACTTGCCTCTTAGAGCATTACCAATTTTATTACGGGTCTCGTCAGACTGAATCCGTTTTACACGGTAATATCCACCAACGCCAACATCATATTGAGATAAGTCTAACTCTATCATAATCTACTCCTTACACTGCAAGCGAAATTAGGGCCATATCTTTCCAGTCTTGCCGGTATGCTTGATACAGTTCTAAACACTGAACAAGACTACGGAAACTGATGCGTCCTAAGTCGTCCTGGTTGTCATCTACAAATTGCATTATATCCTCTTGTTCTTGTTTTGTCAAGTTAGCCTCGTTAAAGCAACGGACATCACCGTTGTCAACGAACATACGCATTGCTTCGACCTCCCACTCTTTGCCTGGAAGTCCAGCGGGGAAATATTGGAAACGCTTGCGAACTGGAAGTATTGCGGCACCGGCTTTGGTGTTGTCGTTAAGCGAAAGGTGCTTGTTAGTGATAATGATAAGGCGTCCGTTGTATACAAATTCATCTGGCAAGTTTTCTTTACCTAATGCTGCACTGTATTTTTTCCAACTAACACTTTTGTTGCCTTGACTGTCAAGAGCCGCTTTAAGCACTTCGAGACTTTCAGTAGTTTCGAGCAAAGTGTCAGTGTCATCGATAACAAGTATTTGTCCTTTACGACGACATTGGTAAAGTGATGCATATAATTTGATAGCACTCATAGTGCCTGACACTAGTGAGGAATTAGCACCAGCGGCATCTAACACTTTGCGAGTGTATTCAGTCTTGCCGCAACCACTAGGGCCGTTAACGATTAGGTGGAATTTGTCGTCAGCAACACCTTGGATGAAGTTTTGCAAGGTGTTGTAGTGTTGAGTCAATGCAGACCGTATCTCTACAGAACTGTTGACAGTTGCCGCTTTGCGGTTAAGAATTGGATTGACATAACTCATAATATTTGCCTTTTGTTTTGCCTAATGTGTAAAGCACTATTGCCTTACATCATACATATAGTATATGCTCAGTTCTAAACTATGTCAACTACTATGATTTCCTTTAAAATCAAGAGGTTACGCAGCCAGGTGTGCTAAGTTGTTGATATCATTGAGGATTTATTTTACCAATAATTTATCATTATTTACACTTTTGCATAAATAATTGTATGGAATATAAACTTAGATACGCACCAGAAACAATAGGGGGTCCAGGACATCGTGGACGTAACCCAGACCCTGATAATTGGCAGTCTGGTCCTTGTCCGATAGAACACGACAAACACTACGGCTACCTTAAGCACAAAGCACAAGCCAAGTATCGCGGTGAACTATACAGTTTAACATTGGATGAATGGATGTCAATGTGGACCAACGACTTATGGCTACAGCGTGGTAGAACCACTGACAGTTATTGTTTACAACAGATAGACGCTGAACAGGGATGGAGTGTTGACAATGTTGAAATTGTAACACGCCGCAAACACTTTAATGATTTAAAGAAGAGGAACCGTGATGTTTAACAGTGACTTTGACCCTTATCAAGTATTACAAAACCACGAGGAAACACTCAACCGCTTGGTAAATGCTCACAATGAAAATGTCACACAAAAGCATCAGCAACAAGAGATAGTCACAGAATTAGTTAGACTAAATGACTTGATAAGAGATATGAGCAAGAATCAAATGGACGTTACTCAACTACTGTTGCAGAATCAAAACAACATAAAGTATCTTCGAGAAGAGTTAGAACGCATTGAAATGCGGATTGGCGAATGATACTAACACCGCCACAGGAATTAATTGCCAAGGACACTCATCGCTTTAAGGTAGTGGTTGCAGGTAGACGCTTTGGTAAAACGTTCTTGAGCATCCGTCAACTATGCTATCACGCAAGAGAACCTAATAAAGAAATCTTTTACATCACCAGTTCATACCGTGCTGCCAAGATGATTGTATGGAAGCCCCTTAAGAATAGACTCACGGATTTGAAATGGGTCAAGAAGATTAATGAAGCAGAACTATCTATTACACTAAAGAACGGAACTACCATAAGTTTAAAGGGTGCAGAAAACCCAGACAGTCTACGTGGTGCTAGTCTTTACTATTGCGTGATAGATGAAGTTGCTGATGTTGACCCGGACTTGTGGATGGAAGTGGTGCGTCCTGCACTTGCGGATCAAAAGGGACACGCTATGTTTATTGGCACTCCTAAAGGCAAAGGCAACTGGCTTTATGATTTGTATTGTTTGCAAGAAGAACAACCTGACACTTGGAAGAGTTGGCAATACACAACTATTCAAGGTGGCAATGTTGATGCAAATGAAGTTGAACAAGCCAAGAAAGATATGAGCCTTAAACAGTTCCGTCAAGAGTTTGAAGCAACATTTGAAACCAGTGACAATAGAGTGGCGTTTGCGTTTGAAAGAGAACAAAATATACAAACTGCTCCAGACTATGTTGACACCAGCATCATACACATTGGTATGGACTTTAACGTAAGCCCAGCCACAGCCGCTATATTTGTTGAGGCTAATGACACAGCATATCAAATAGATGAAATAATGATGTATTCAGCAAATACAAACGAGATGATAGATGAAATTATTTCACGTTATCCCGACTCAAAGAAATTTGTTTACCCTGATCCAAGTGGCAACCAACGCAGAACAAGTGCTGGTGGTATGACGGATCACAGTTTACTACACAATGCAGGGTTTATTTTAAAGGCACCTCGCAAGCACGATCCAGTTAGAGACAGGATCAACGCATTTAATGCACGTTTCTGTTCAGCAGACGGCGTTAGACACTTGTTTATTGACAAATCGTGTAAATATAGCATAGAGAGCCTTGAAAAATATACATTCAAAGAGGGCACTACTGTCCCAGACAAGGGGCAATGGGATCATATGTTCGACGCAATGTCTTATTATGTGGCTTACCGTTGGCCCATCAAACGTGACATAGACCCTGACTTAGTCACACCCACACGCTGGGGAACAGCATTAGCCTAAAGGAAAAATAAATGGACGCAATTCAAAGATTAAATGACGCTATTGCTAAAGCAGCAAGCGGCAATGACACATATGACACATACAAGCCACACTGGCAGTATCTATTAGAAAGTTACTTAGGCGGCGAAGAATACCGTCGTGCTGAACACTTGGTAAAATATCAATTAGAAACCGAAAGCGAATATCAAAGTCGTTTGAGAACAACACCACTTGACAACCACTGCGCCAGTGTTATTAGTGTTTACAATAGTTTCTTGTTTAGAACAGAACCCGAGCGTGAGTTAGGCGCAATAGAAAATACATTCGAAGTGCAAGACTTCTTAGAAGATGCTGACTTTGACGGACGCAGTCTTAACAGTTTTATGAAAGACGTTTCAACTTGGAGTAGTGTGTTTGGACACTGCTGGGTGATAGTAGCCAAAGCAGATGTTGATGCAACTACACTTGCAGATGAACAAGCACAAGGTGTTCGCCCTTACCTAAGCGTTCTTACACCTTTAGTGGTGTTGGATTGGCATTGGCAGCGTAGTGCAAGCGGACGATTCACTCTTGCATTCCTAAAGTATATTGAAGACGTGAATGAGAATGTTCACACAATTAAAGAGTGGCGTCCAGAAAGCATCAGAACTATTGTTGTGAATATGGAAGACGACATTATCGAGAGTGATGAGATTGTTCCTAACGGTTTAGGTAAGATACCAGCCGTTTGTGTTTACAATAAGAAAGGTGTTACTAAAGGTATTGGTATTAGTGACATTGGTGATATTGCAGACGCACAAAGATTTATCTATAACGCCACAAGCGAAATAGACCAAAGCATCAGACTAGATTCGCATCCAAGTCTAGTAAAGACACCAGAAACAAATGCTGGTATTGGTGCTGGTTCAATCATTCATATGCCGGACAACTTAGATCCAGGACTCAAACCTTACGTGATTGAGTTTAGTGGTGCAAGTGTTGACAAGATACTAGGTGCAATTACCCATACAATTGGCAGTATTGATAAGATGGCAAATACTGGTGCAGTCCGTGCAACAGAAAGTCGCACAATGAGTGGTGTTGCTATGGAAACAGAATTTCAATTGCTTAATGCTAAACTAAGTGAGAAAGCGGATCAATTAGAACTTGCTGAAGAACAGATTTGGCAACTATGGTGCGACTATGCTGGCATTCAATGGCAAGGTGCTATTGAGTATCCAGGATCATTCAACATACGTGACACCGGTAGTGAAATTGCTCAACTCAAGATGGCTAGCGAAGCAGCACCTAACAATGCACAAGTGCAAAAGGCAGTTGCAATGCAGGTATTGGATTGGATGGAAGTTGACTACGACGAAGAAACAATGACGCAGATGGAGGAGTTCCAACCGCACATAATGACTGACCCTGTTACAGGTGAAAGCCGCACGGTGCAGTCACAACAAGAACATCTTGAGTTGGCTGCTCAAGGTTGGATACATCAAGGAGAATGATATGGCATACGGCAAAAAGAAAAAACCTATGAAAACTAAACCAAAACCTAAAAAGAAGGGTTATGGCAAATAACCAGCATAAGTAATACATTATTTAAGATATAGATAAATAATTACACAACAAAAACACTCTGAAGGAGGCGATGCACAATGTCAGACAATACATTGGTAACAGAAGACGCAACTGATGCGAATACACAAGCGGTAGAAAATCAGGCAACTGAGCAAGAAAGCAAAGTTTATACTCAAGATGAAGTCAACAATATGATGGCCCGTATGCGCGGATCATTAGAAAAGAAACTTCTAAAACCATACGAAGATTTAGGTGATCCTGATGAATTGCGTAGTTTGCGTCAGCAAGCAGAAGCAAAGAAACAAGATGAGCAAATCAAGCGTGGTGAGTTTGAAAAGACTTTACAGGAATTGGCTCAGAAAAAGGATGCCGAAATTAAGGCAAGGGATACTGTGATTACTGAATATAAAGTCAACACACCACTACTGAATGCTGCCGCCAAGTATCGCTCTGTTAACCCAGAGCAAGTCAAGGCATTACTCGCTTCTTCAGTTAGACTCAATGAATTTGGTGACGTTGAAGTAATTGGAACTGATGGGGCTGTTCGCTACAATGATAGCGGAGAACCTGTTGGTGTTGATAATTTAGTAAGAGAGTTCCTTGACACTAATCCGCATTTTGTTCAACCAGGGGCTGCAACGACTACAACTAAGTCAAACGCAGGTGTTGGAATGAGCAAAGGGTTAGATATTAATAGCCTTGATATGAAGAATCCTAAACATAGACAACTCTATAAAGAGTCAATGTCTAAAAAATAATTAACGCCTAAATTTTAAGGAGATTTAACAATGGCTAATAACACAACTATTAACAGTGAACTGTTTCAGAACTTACTAGTTCAGTCACAATTTGCACTGTATGAAAACTCGGTAGCACGTTCCGTTGCTACTGTATTTGATTATCCAGCCGGTGCTGGTAAGACTGTTTCTGTTCCAGTATGGGCAGGAATGACATCAAGCAAGCCAGGTGAAGGCACTGCGCCATCAGCCTCGGATGCTAACACAGTTTCTAAGACTATCAACCTTGCAGAACACGTTGTTTACAATCAAGTAACTGACTTCTTGCGTGATAGTGCTTCAGAAGATGTAATCGGTAGTTTGGCTACTCA